TAAACGTTGTATTTGCCATAATTATATCCTCCTATTTTTCCGAATACTGTCTATAGGCCGTCGACTATACGCGTCAGTATTCTAATTAATTGTATAGTGATTAATCTATAACTCTTTTTAACAAAGAGTGCAAGGTATCCTGTAGTGAAAAATTGATTTTTTGATAGCGCTTAAGTGGCTATCGAAACTTCGGGCTTGCGTCTTTTTGCTTAAAAAGACGAGTATCTTCTTCAAACTCCTTAGCAATAATGTCTTTGATAGTTTCCTGAATTTTTTTATCGATAGTACCCATATTTAAAGTATATCTACCCTCCTTCAGGTGCTCTTGTTGCCACTCTAGTTCCAAGGACCTTTTCATAGTGTATAGGTCTTGAGTCATTGTTAACCTCCTCATAGGTTATCCATTTTCTCCTAGATGAATCACTAAATCCATCTTTCTCCCAGTTTACGGTATTTTGTCCCAATTTGTCAAGGATTGATTTTTCTATGGATTGAGGGCTATCTTCCGCTGAAACCTTAAATTTAGCGTAGTATCCATAAGCTCGTATCTGTACTAAAAAATCTTTCATATCTCACCTTAGTGTTAAAATGAGGCCGTTTTAAGGCGGCCTCATTAATTAGTTATTACGCACCCTCAACGCCGAAGATACCTCTATAGTCGGATACTCCAAACGAGTATCTTTCTCTAGCTTTGTATCTAACGTTGCCAGTATCGAAATCACCTTCCATCGCAGTTTTTAAAGCTGCTCTTTGGAAAAGCTTCATTCCATTAGGCACATCAGTAATAATATACCAACTATCAGTATCAGTTAAGAAATTGTTCACTCTATATCCTTGAGGAACCATTCCCATAGACACGATAGCATTGATATCATTATCTGCTGTTCCAGTTCTGCCTTGAGATTTTGTCAATCTTTCAGCTGCAAACTGGTTTGCCGAAGGAACTACCATTTTCACAGCTTTTGCCGCTACTCTCAATCCACGTTCATCAGTCATTCCAGCAATGTCGATCAATGCTTGTTCTAATGAAGTTTCATTCAAGTCTGCTTGCGTAGTTAAAGTGTTTTTAACTGCTGTTCCACTAACCGTTGAGTGATTAGTAGAGAACAGAGAAACCGCGTCACCTGAATCGTAGTTATCCGTAGACGGAAGACCTTGAATCAAGGGTGAAACAGCTTTCACTTGTTTCGCATTAGACATAGAACGTGCTAAAGCTTTTGTATATCTGGAAGCTAGTCTATCGTAGAGATTATCTTCGATAGCTTCTTCTGTGATTGCAAATGCCAAAGCAATTGTGTCATGAGTATAACGAGCTGTGTAAGTTTCTTGCGCTTCATCAAATGATACGCCAGATCCTTCTGGTTTTACTTCTGCGTTAGCGAATCCTGATAACATAACTTCCTCTTCGAAAGCTCTGTCAGAAGACTCGGTGGTATAAATTTCAGTGTGCTGATTTTCATACCTTTTGTACTCCAGGCCAAATAGTGCATTTAAACCTGGTTCTAGTTCTTTAACTAGTTGTGTTCTTGATATTGCCATGTTTTTTTGCTCCTATTACGCGCTATCAATGATTTCATTTAAGTTCTGAATAACATTAACTGAGCAGTAAGCTGCTGTTAAGTCATCATTTTCAGGATCTTCAGCAGAACCCAAAAACTTCCATGTATCATTTGTTGCGTGTGTAGCTCCAATATTTAGTGTTGCGTTTGATTTTCCAGTTGCAGTCGATCCCGAAGTTGTATTGAAACCAAAAGTTTCAAATAACTCTTCGTGAGCTAATACAACAGTTGCTGCTACTGCATCATCCGTTCCGCATCTGTAGATTTGGAAAGGATTATCATAAACGAACGCTTTGATATCTTCACTGTTAGCCGGAGTAATACTACCTGCAAAGTAGTTTGACCAAGTTGGCTTGTTTGTCGTAGCCGCGTTATAAAAAACACCTTGCAAAACACCTAACGTTACAGTTGTTGCTGAACCTTGAGCACCAGTTATAGATCCGGCTGAGCTGTAAACAGCTTCCCCGTTATATATTGCGGTACTATCAGCATTATCTATCCAGTATTGACCGTATCCTGCAGTTGCCGGGGATTGCCCAAGCACTCTTGAAGGAATAAGACCAAATCCTGCGCTATTTTTATTAGCCATAGTATTTTCTCCTTGTGTCCACCGAAGTGGACGGTTAATTTAAATCGATGATAGGGATTAACCCGAGAATAGTTAAAAAATTAACTTTTCTTTGTACCACCGAAGGTTACACGAGACTGCCTATCAACATTAATAGGCATGCTCTTATGCTGTTCCTTAAGTAAGTCGTGTTCTACGGCTTCGTCCTGACCTTTAGCTAAACCAGCGTAATAGTCAGTTCTTTGCTTCGCGAGCTCTTCAGGTATCCTAGCCAGCAATAGGCCTCCAACTCCAATGATCCCCTTGTATTTTCCATCAGTGACCACGGGATAATCAGCATCCTTATATGCGTCAGCTCTCACTAACTCATAACCGGATCTTAATCTTCCAGAGATATTCTTAGAGTCTTGAAACCCTAAACTCTCTGCCCGTATCCATCTGTGCCTGAATCCATCAGGTGCAGGGGGTGCATCTAGAGATGATGGGGGAGTCCACACTTTTGGTCTTTCAGTCTTTGACCGTGTTTGACTCGCACGAGAAGTTGTTATGTCGTCTTTTTTCATATGCTTGCCTCCTTCGTGAGTTTTAATTGTTTCGCATATTCTTCGAGTGGCACTCCTAATTTTTTAGCTATTGCTACCTGTGAAGAAGTGAGTCTCACAGTTTGGCGTCCGGGTTTTACGCTTCTTTGAGCGGAAGCGACCAACTGATTGGTCTTGGACGTCTGCTCTACATCACCACCTTTAACAAATTTCTGCGGAAAGTCAACTCTTATTCTTTTGTCAATTTCCGTATAATATGTCGGATCCTTAGGATCCATTCCTTCCTTTTCAACCAGATCTCTATGATGTTCAAAAGCAGTAAAAGTCATAGCTCTATCCTTGCCAAACCATTCATTTTTAGCCGCCCATGCCTCTGCTTGAGGATCGGGTTGTGGAAGTTCCTGTGGCGTTTGTCTTGGTAATTTTCCACCGTCAGAAAGCTGAACAGGTTGTTCCTGCTCTTTTCTTCCTTCTTTGGCTTGCTCCAGCTTGGCATTTTCAAATGCAAGTGTTGCAATCCGTTTATTAGCTTCGACCTGAGCTTCAGCGTTCCCTGATTCAATGGCAGCGGCCAGTTCTTTTTGTGCCGATTCCATTCCAGTTTTAACGTTCTTCTCAAATCTATTCCAGTAATCAGTATCCATTTTCTTAAATGTAGACTGATCTTTGTTTCTTTGTAATTCCAAAGCCTGAGCGTATTCCGTTGCAGCGGCTTCTCGTCTTTCCGCCTCACGCATCTTACGTGTCAGCTTAGCGATTCGTGATTGAACCCCCTTGCTGTATTCCTCAAGTTTGGAATCGTCTTCTTTTACTGGTTCTTCTTTTACTTCTTCCTTGGGTACTTCTTTTACCGTTTCCTCTTTTACTGGTTCCTGTTCCGTGACTATTTCTTTTTCTACTTTTTCCTCGGGTAAAGTTACATCGACTTCTGGGCCGGATGTATCTAAATCCACCTTCGGATCTTCTTTCTTTATCTTATTTTCTTCTGGCATAGTTCCTCCTATGATTAAAATTTATGCAAGATATCTTCTGGATTCTTGACAGTTGCTAAAATTTCGTCTTCGTTTAGCAGTCGAATTTCCCCACCTTCAATTTGTATGCGTGATCCCGCATAACGCGCAAAGATCACCCAGTCACCGATCTTGCACCACGGACCATCCGGATATCTCTCCTTATCCTTATAACAAAGTGGTCCCATTGCAAGAACATTTCCGCATTGCGATGCGACTTGTTGCTTATCCAATGTATCTTGTCCAAGCAAAAGTCCCCCTTTAGTTTTCTCATCCATTCTGAATGGTAAAACCAAAAGTCTCCATCCCGTCGGTTTCGGGAGCTTTTCTGTTTCTTCTTTGTATTTTTCCGCTAAAGCTAGTTTAAGCTTTGGGTTTTCTGATGTCGACAACTGTTCCTTCATTTTGCTCCTTATTTTCAAGCAGGCTAGAGAGTTCCTGTTTCACTGATTCCAGCGCATTAATTTGACCTATTATATACTTGTACGTTTCCATATTGTCAACACCACCCGTGGTAACAGACAAAGAAAGCTGATTAAGTCTGTTTTGAAGATGTCTTTGTAATTTATAAATTACGCTTTCTAGATCCGCCATTATTTATCTTTCAGTTTTTTGTAGATTTATTGCAGAAGGGCCTTTTTCGCCATTTTCAACTTCAAATGTTAATTCATCCCCTTCATTTAGCGTTATGCTTGATGCTCGGGCTGCTGAAGAATGAACGAATACATCTTTTTCCTTGTCTTCTCTTTCAATGAAACCATAACCTTTAGTTCCATTAAACCATTTTACTTTTCCTTTTAATAGTTCACTTGCCATATTTTTCTCCTTTCCTTTTTTTCTTTAACTTTTTTAAATATTTTTTCGTGTCCTTTAAATCTAATTTAGGTTCAACTTTGTTAATAATAACATACGGTTGTTTTAGAAAAGTTCTCATTTTTTCTTAGGTCCACCATTCCTCCATATTTGAGTTCCCTTTATACCAAAAATACTTCCAACTACAAGTATCCACAATGTAGTGAACCATGTCGGTAATGTAGCAAAATATTCAAAAAAGAGTTCTACCTTATACATTGCCTGCGGATCGTCACTTATGACCGCCCACATTAAAACAATAATGGGCGCCGAAATAATCACGAGGACAAATTCGTCCTTCCAGTCGGATTGCCGAGCCTCCAAGAGCTTGCCCTGGTATTCCGTCTCCCCTCGGGCCATCTTTTCTGCCGTCAGTAAAGCTGCAGTTGACATCGCTTCTTTCTGTCTTTGCTTATTCGCATAGACCTTGGCACCAGTCTTCATCGCCATTCCTAATAAATTAAACCACATGTTAGTACCAAGTTACCGGTTTTTGTTTTTTACGAGTATACTGACCAGTGGGAGCAACTTTGCCTCCTGTTTTATAATTCCATGCCATAATGTTCTCCTTTTATAATATTTTAGTTAATTTGGGAAATCCTTTTATCAGACCACCCTTATTTGCCTTTTCTCGTGAAGGTTTCCAGCCTGTTTTCCTCATTGTGCCATAAACGTACTTATCACAACGTTCTTTTGACAAACCTTTCTTCTTACATTGAGCTTTTAGCTCTTGTTCCATTTTTTCAGGCATTAATTGCCCCTTGGCTTCATCCTTGCAAGTGTTTCTCTTGATTCATTCGCCATTTCTTGTTTTTCTATTGAAGTGTCGGCCCTTAATTCTGCCAATTCTTCATTCTGTTCAAGTTTATCTTCATGAATATCCTGGCCTTGAACTAGTTTAGCTTGATCAATTTCAGTTTTCTTCTGCATTTCCTGTTTTTTACGTTCATTTTCCATAGCTCTTAAATCTACTTCTCTGGATTTAAGTTTTAACAATGGATCGTGATCGAATTGTGAAGTAATTGTTTTTTCTTCCTTCATAAATTCTTCAGTCATCTCTGCAATCAATTGTGCTTTTCTTGCTTCAATCTTCTGAGTGATCTGTTGCAGTTGTTGCTGAATCTGAGGATTCATTGCAGCTTGTTGCTGCATTTGTTGTATTTGCATAAACTGTTCTCTGAATTCTAATTGTACCTGTTCCGTAGCCATGAGGCTGATATGCTCTAATATATTCTTTTGTAATGCTCCCATCACCATTGGATTGTTTCTAACCAGGTTCGTTGACATAAAGTTCAAGTGCGCCGTTACATGGGCCCTGTGGTCCTGTCCTGGAAACGCCTGAAAAGGCTTTCCTCCCAATGCATCAATATGTTCCAACGATGGATCCTTAGGTGCATTAGGCGCCGGTGGCGGTAAAATTCTGTCAATATCCTTTACTCCTAACGCTTCATACATTTTTCTGAATGCCATGTATGTATTGTGAATCTGAGGATTGGACATTGCTAGTTGCAGTCCCGTCTGTGCCAGCGTCAGTCTTTGCGACATTGAAAAAATGTTAGGATCGGCAACGGGTAGAATATCGATTCGTTCGTCGAAGTCTGTAACTTTAATATTTCTTTGTCCACCTACAACATCGTATGGATATTCTGGTGGAAGATACTGTGCAAATACTTTTGCCAGTAATTTAAATTCCTGTCTTAATGCCGCGTATAATCTTTTATGGATCGCTGACATTACCCTGGAGCCACGCTCTAAGAGGGCCACGGTCGTACCAACTGCTGCATTTTGGTTCCCGTCACCGACCTGCATATCAGCGATCGACGCGAATCTCTGTCCTGCTTGAACCACCGCTCCCATTAAAGTTAATAATGTTTGTGAAGGTTCTTTGTACGGTAAAAAAACGAATGCATCTTTTAAGTTTCCGCCCGGTGTATCTACATCCTTGAATTCACCCGGCTGGATAGGTGCCGCTTCGTCTTTAACTCTGACTCCTCGTTGTTTAAAACCAGCGGGAAGATTGGATAGTGTGCCTGCGTCTAACAATTGGCGGAGAGCCGACGTTGCCGTCCTGCTCAATCCGCCAATCATGTGAATGAGTCCAAAGCCATAAAATCCTAGTCCTGGCAGAAACTTGAAGTGGACAAAATATTGGACTTTATTTTTCAATGGATCATTGGGCGCATAGTTCCTTCTTATCGAAAGAACTTTCATACTACCTTCCTCGATGGTTACGACGTAAGGTAATTTTATTCCTGTTGGCATTCCGTCCTGGCCAACATCTTCAAAACCTTCCAGGTCCAGATTCACATGACATTCCAGAAGCGTGTACACGCTTTGGGTCTGTGTAGACTTGGTGGTTCCTTCCAGTGTCTTTTCCTTGTCTTCGATTTTGTCGTCGACAGCCATACCTGGTTTTGCTAATTCAATGTCCCTATAGAAACCAGCAATCTGCTGCTTTCTCAAGTCGTTCTCCGACATCTTGATTACATGGACCACTGCTTCCGCATCGTCTAATGAGGTAGCCGTATACGGAATCACAAGGTCGTCTGCAGGGACAAATTTAGAGACGGCTCTTCCTAAAAGATCGTCGTAGTAGACTTTCTTGAAAGTCGAACCGCTCAAGGGTAAATGGAAAAGCATCTGGTCAAATTCAGGTTCGTATTCCTTCATCTGGTCCATCAGCTGAAAATTCATGAAATCTTTAACCCGCTGCGACTGTGATTCCTTTGCAGGATTCGATACTCCAATCACCTGGGTTCTAACCGGTCCATCCGCCGGCAATAATTCTTTATAGGCTAACGCCTGAAACTGTGTAACCGCTTCTGCGAGCACGGGATGCGTTGCACCTGATGCTCCCTGAAAGGGTTCTGTCCTGTTGTCGTACTTGAAGCCGAGTAGGTCGAGTCCTGTAACGTAGGACTGCTCCCATTCCTTCCTTGACATTTTATAATCGGTATAATCGCCGCGAAGTTTGATTCCTGTCGGATCAAGAACGTCGTCGGGCAGAATGTCCGCGAGGTTGTCAAAATGGCCCTCGGTCCCCGGAACGTTGATCGAGCCCGGCTCAAAATTGATCGTAGCTCCGCCGTCGTCTTCCGGTGTGACTTCTACGGGTTGTCGTTGTTCTTCCGTAACGTCGACGTCCGTTGGCGCTTCCGAGGGTGGAATTGCAACTTCTGTTCTTACGTTAGGGAGCGATTTATCTGTTAGGTTTTCTGCCATTTGTACTCCTGTTAATCCATATCATCAATATATAGCGAACGCAACCCTCGAGACACGGGCCCTGAATCAGGGGCCACGGTTCTTGTTAGGCCGCCGCCTGCTTTTTCCATTCTAAAGTTTTCTGCAAAATATCCCGTCTTATTATAATCCTTAAAAAAATCACTTATTTGATCATAAGTTGCTGGCATTAACTGTAAGTCTTTTTTATACTTTGCTATATCTGGATCTATAGTTATACCCTGATATTCTAATGCTTTATCAATATAGTG